AAAATGAGAATGACTCGCAAATGGCGTTTGGTTAGAACCGCCTTCATCATCGCAAGCGTTTGGCTAGTAATTGAAATCGCGCAAAACCTTTGGTGGACATCTGAAGGTTACTGTTGGGGCGATGCCGTCAAGTGCGTGGGTGGTTTGTAATGGTTACCCCGCAACGCTCAATTCGAATCAATGAAGAACTATGGCGCAAAGCCAAAGAGAAAGCTGAAAGCGAAGGCAAGAATATAAGTGAAGTGATTGTTGCTTACTTAAAAGATTACGCCTAGTAAAAGGCGAAAGAACCCCCAACAGGAACGGCTGTTGGGGGTTCTTTCTTGGGGGTGCGGTGAACGCACTAAATCTGTGTTATGGCAAAAATTCTTTCATAGGTATCAGCAAACAAATTAACATATCTTGGCAATGAGTCGGACAAATTGCCAGTTTGGTTTTTGTCCAATATGTAGCTCACATCGGCATCATCATAGGCGTTGCGCATTGAATTGTTGGCATCTAGGATAAACAACAAGTCATAATCTTGAGGCAACAAGTTAAACATTTCCTGTAGCGCCTTTGCCTGCTCAGGTTGCCCTTTTGAAGCAACTAAAAAAAGAATCTTATTCACGGGTGGCAATCTCCCCTGAAATGCTGAAATACGCAGCGCCATCTATGAAACTATCAAGATGATCGGGCGTTTCAATCAAGCGAGCAACCTTGACCAACGCCAAACAAATTGCGGCTTGGGCGGGTGTAATTTCGGTTTCAAGATATACCGACCAAAGAGCTGCGATGCGTTGGTGATTTGTTAGCGGGTCACCATAGTTTTTATTTCGATCACCGTGTGTGAGGCGTGAAGCCTCTTGAAGAATATCCCCCCGGAGCATTTGTTTTCCTATTCTGTCGGTTCTTGGCTTGCGCTTAATTTGTAAAACTTAACATTTTCTTTAAGCCTATCAATCCACGGCGCTAAAGATACTGCCTTTTCACCGTGTTCAAGTGCTTCTTTCGGTTTGTCTAGGTTGTGGCACGCAATCGCAATTAGATCGTGTGGCAGGTATCCCCAAGCATCTGACTCGTTCAAGTATTCTAGCGGTTGCTGCGTTATTCTCAATGCGGCGTGGGCTTGGGCGTAACAGTCTAACCATAAGCCTTTTAAGTAATAATGTTGGGCGAGATCAACCCTTGCCTCTCGGCTATTGGGAGATTCTGCAATGGCTTTAAGTAGCCAAGATTCGCGTTCGGGTTCATCCATTTTGGCTAAATAGCGCATTGAGGCAGCCCGTTCAGGTTTCCATACTGCCTTGGGCAACTCTAAATGGCGTTTGAACTCTTGTATTGCCTCTGCGTATTTATTGTGAAAAAACAGTTCTCTTGCGTTGTAAAAGCAATTTCTATCATCTGTTGAATCTTCAAGCACCGATTGGGCGAGTAGTTCAAAATACTGACCCCTTGATTTTGTATCGTCAGGGTGATGATGGATTTCGAGTTTTGTCCAGGCTTGAACTTCGCTAGTTGTGCAGGTCAATACTTCGTGAACAGGGTGCTTCCACCTGTAATTCTTGCGGGCGTGAATCTTATCCCCGCCATAAACTAGGCCAGGTGAGCCGTCAGGGTTCCAACTCCAAGTGTATTTATACCTTGGGCGGGTAACTTGTGCTTCCAAAGACTCTAGCTCTTGGCGCCAGCCTGGTTGAAGTTGCTCATCCATATCGAGTGCAATGCAGTAGTCAATGTCAAGTGGGATTGCGGCTAAGGATGCGTTGCGGGCATCGTCAAAGCGCCACGGGCTAATGCCGATGTTGATTACATTGATGCCAAGGGCAGTTGCAAATTCAACGGTTTTATCTGTCGAACCTGTGTCGGCAATTAGTAAGTAGTCGGCATCCTTAGCTGAATCAAACCAACGCTGAACAAATTGTTCTTCGTTTAGCGCAATTGTGTAAATTGCTATTTTCATTTGCTTCCCCCAAACTTGTTTATTTGGCCAAGCCTATACTAAGCCTCTAGGCTTTTAAGATATTCCTGATAGTCAGAGTTGCCTAAGTCTTTAGGAATACAAGCACCATCTGAGCGTAAAATTACTTCGTTTGTTCCGTCGCTAAAAATTTCGTAAGTATATTTTCCCATTTTACAACTCCGCACTTGCTGTGTAGTAGAACAAATAACCACCAGATGAAAACGCTAATGTTGTGCCTGAATTATTTGTAATACCAAAACCGTTATCTGAAATTGAATTAGTAAGAGCAGAACTAGCTGCTAAATCAGATGCTGAAACTGTTGACATTCTGTTTAAAGCACCACTGCCAGAATAAACAACAACAGTAGGTGCTACTCTCATTCGTGTAATCAAACGCTGATAATTGTAATAAAGACCATCAGGAACTGCGCTTTGAATAATTGCTACTGAATATCCGCCAAGAAAAAAAGCACCTGGAGCAATTTCAATTGGGTAACTTTTTTGATAGTATCGCTGGCATAGTGCTAATTCTCCACCGACTGAACCGCTGGCAGTTGTGAATGGGGTGGCTACGGAGCCTGCCTCTACTTGTACGCCCCAAATAGAAACTGTAAAATTTTGAATACCAATACTAGAAGCGCGTGTTGCAAAAGTAGCACCTGCTGAAATCCAAAAGTTACATTCTAAAAAAGTTACAAGGTTTGTGCCTATTGTCTTACCTGATATAGACGGTACTGCAACAGTCACAGAATACCTAGCAAATGAAGTTGTCAGAGTGACTGCACCTGCTGGAATAGATACATCTGAAGATGGTGAGCCACCCGTTCCAAAGTGCTGATTAAGTTCCACCCCGATTTTTGGTGTGCCTGAATTAGCTTTAGCCCAAAAAGAGATAGTGACTGTTTGACCTGCAAAATTTCTAACATTTTCAATTCGTTGCTGAATAGCTGCCAAATCACCAGCAACCGATTGTCCTGCTGTAATTCCTTGTAAATATCTTGCAGCTTCGTAACCTGCAATTGGTGCGGCTCCTAGTGTAAAATTTTGAGGTGTTAATGTAAATGTGCCACCTGCATTTTGTTGCTGCCATCTATCAAAGTTGTAAGTAGCAGTAGTAGTGTTAGAAGTAAATGCACGCTGATTCACATAAAAGTCACCGTTGATAATTGCGTTCTTGCCCGCAACAAATGGCGCTACGCCGCCGCCGTTGTTCTCTTGTGTATCTGCAACATCTCTAGCTCTTGTCATTCGGTCACCTCACTTTGCTTGGCAATCATTTCGTCATAGGTTGACTTGGGCATTGAGGTAAACTCATCGTTGCCGTGGTCAATAACAACAAAAGTTTCTCTTGTACCTTGAATAGGATTTTCAACTTCAATTAACTTTATGTTATTCATTTATAGTTCCGCCGTAATTCCTAGATAGGCTGATGTTGTTGCCGCAAAAAGATAATAAGGTCTGTATGGAATAAGACCAACGCCCGTTGCAACAATGTTCATAATGTTGGGGTCAGTTGCCATACCACCGCCACTTGTAATTCCAGCCGATGTGTTAATAGTTGTTGCGCCGTCATAAACCCACAACCCAGAACTTTCAACAGTTGAAGATGGAGTAGTGCGCATTGTGACGGGCAGTCTTACGCCAATTAAAGCAGCAGTCGTGCTTTGTGCGGTACCAAATCCCATAATTGCTGCTGCCGCCGCAGATAAAGCAGTGCGGTAGTAATACCGCTGACAAGCCGCAAGTTCGCCTTGGATGGTGCCAGTCGCTGTTTGGAAAGCGGTGGCAACTGAGCCTGCTTCTAGTTGAACGCCTGTGATGTCAAAGTAATCAGCGGCACCAGCGGTGCCAGTTGGACTGAAATTAAACAACGGAGCAATTTCAGTTGCAGTTGTTGGGATGGTTCCTGTAAAACTAAAACGCTGCCAAGTCGTTGTAAGAGTTGCATTTTGGTTAATTGCGGCTGTGGCACCTGTATAGGTTACCAAAACATTTTGGTCTGTTCCCGTTCCATAATACAAAGTGCAATTTAACAAACTGGAAGTTGCTGAATAATTAGCACCTTTACGAGCATAAAACGACCAAGTAACGGTTTTACCAGCAAAAGGAATTGAGTTAACTGTTTCAAAACTTTGACCCATTTGTGTAGTGTTTGTTGAAGTTGCACCCAAGTTTCTTTGAACTCTTGCGCAGTATTGAATGTTTGGCAAATTGGTTGTATCACCTGTAACTTGACGAGAAATTGTTGCTACCGATGCCGAGTTGTAACCAAACCAGCGGTCTGCTGTATAAGTTCCGGCTCCTAACGCTACTGAGGTTCCACGCTGCCAAATGCCAAAGTCGCTGTTTAGAACTTTATTCTTACCCGCAGAGAAATCGCTAGTGTTTAACGGATACCGCGCATTTGCTTCTGCCTGAGTGTAAGTATTGGCAACAAGGAAACTGCCATAAGCAACCACTGCCAGGGAATCACCAACGATTGCGCCACTTGCAAGAACGATTGATGTTCCGTTGGTTGCGGTGTAGTCAGTAGCTCGAACAAGTAAAACGCCGTTTAGGTAAACCTGTTCAGCTCCGACTGTGTAGGCAAGAGTAAGTGAGTTTAAGTCGGCGCCAGTAAATGTTGTTTGTCCAGCGGTGGCGGTGTAAATGTAAGTAATTGCCGCAGCCGAACCAGCAGCACCAGTGGCACCTGTTGGTCCAGTAGCACCTGTGGCTCCATTAGCACCTGTTGGTCCAGTTGGTCCAGTAGCACCTGTGGCTCCATTAGCACCTGTTGGTCCAGTTGGTCCTGTCGCACCAACTGCGCCATTAGCACCTGTCGGTCCAGTTACGCCTTGAATTCCCTGTGAACCCGTTGGACCTGTTGCCCCAACTGCACCCGTAGGTCCTGTTACGCCTTGAATTCCCTGCGCACCCGTAGGTCCTGTTGCGCCCTGAATTCCTTGAATACCTTG